AGAACGTGTGGAACTTGAAGTAACAGAAGAAGAGCTGGCCGAGTTAGCAGGCTGCTCAGCAGATCAAATAGGTGAATATGTCATTGATCGCCTTATGGACTATTGTGACAGCCTATCAGCTCTCAACCTCAATCCTGAGATCATGATGGCCGCATTACTACAGGTCTACTGTGATGTAGCATGTGAGCACGGTGATCGAAGCGCCTATACAGAACAGTTGGAGTTTGCTCTAGAGGATGAGTGGGAAGAACACTCAATACACTGATATACAGTTAAGACTATAGTGTTAGAATAAGGATAAGGTGCTACTATTTGGCACCTTATTTTTTTGCTTTTGACCGCTCCGCGGCTTCGCCGCTACGGACTCTGGGACCGCTTAGTTAGCTGATCCTTTTATCACTGAGAAGTTAAACACAGGGCTGTCAACAGCTGATCCGCCCGTTGTGGCAAATGTTATATTAAAACTACCCGCAGCCACAGCAGTCACCCATGTTAGATAAACGTTGGTTCCGGATTTGGCATTTACAATTACAGTGTCAGTTGCAGCCACGGTTGAGTTTGTAACAGTGAATGTTGCTCCAGTTCCTGAACCAGCGGCGGCAAACAAGGTAATAGCACCGGTAATCTTGTCCAGTGTAACGCTTGTAGTACGACTGACCAACTGTGTGACAGCGCCGCCTGTGGCTACACCTGTTGGATATCCCAATGAACCCACGACCGTAAGTGCTCCTGTACCTGTTAGTTCAGCTACTTTTGTGGTACCACCGTAAAATCTAAAATAGTTAGTGCCAATAGCCTGCGGCACTGAGAACCATATAGTACCAGTCTCAATACCAATAGCCCAGTCTGCGGCTGAAGCACCTAGTCCTGGATATAGAACAATCTTAGTACCTGCACTTTCATTAGTAAATGTTGGTGCCGCAACTCCCGATGCCACAAAGTCAATACGGGCACTGGTAGCGTTTGATAAACGTATTGAGCCCGAGTTACTAGTTGTACCAGCTTGGGTACTTGCTGTCACAGTGGTAAATGCACCAGTTGACGCTGTACCCGAACCAATGGCACCGGGTGCGGCAAATGTAGCTCCATTTAGACTGCTGGCGTTCAAGTTGGCCACGTTGGTAGTTGATGCCACTGTAAATGGTGCTGTACCTGTGGCTATGGTAGATTCAACTGTGGTAAAACGGCCTGTTGATGCTGTACCTGATCCAATGGTACCCGGACTTGCAAACGTAGCACCATTGATGCTACTTGCGTTCAAGTTGACCACGTTGGTAGTGCTTGCCACTGTAAATGGAGCAGTGCCTGTTGCTATTGTGCTGGTCACAGTGGTAAAGCGTCCAGTTGTAGCTGTAGTAGCACCTATGCTCATGTTGTTGATCGTACCAGCAGTAGTAGGAGCAATAGTCACTGTACCCGCGCCTGTTGGACTTAGGGTAACTGCTGATGTACCCGCTGAGTTAACTGTTAAAATAGTAAACGCACCAGTGTTGGGCGTTGTTGATCCAATAGCCGGAGGACTGACCAAACTTAGCGTACCGCCTAGGGTCAAGTTACCAGATGCTGTTACTGTACCTGACAGGGTTAGACCGTTAACTGTACCAGTTCCACCTACTGACGTTACTGTACCACCAGTAGCACCCGTAACTGCGGCAAACACAAATGCTGTACCGTTCCATTGTAGATAAGTGTTAGTCACTGTTGGCGCTACTACAAATCCAGTTGCACCTGAACCTGTTTGTACAGGAATCCTGTTGATAGCTCCGCCTGCTATGTTAGTGGCTGTAGCAACTGATGATATTGTGGCCCAAGTATAAGCACTACCTGTCCACTGTAAAACTGTATTAGAGTTAGTGGGTGCAGTGATAAAACCAGTCGTGTCTGCGCCAGTTTGATATGGTATTTGATTGGCTAAGCCGTTGGCTATGTTAGTTGATTTACCAGCACTAGTAGCTGTAGTAGCAGTGCCCGCAGTTAAACTTCCAGCAGTTCCTGAAAAGTTTGTACCTATGAATGTTGGGCTAGATCCACTGGCTACATCTTGGTCTAGTGTACGGCTAGCGCCACTGATGGTCAATGTATTAGCACCGTTGTTAACACCAGTACCACCGTATGTTGCACCGATGACGCTGCCGTTCCAAGTGCCAGTACCAATAGTACCTACTGTGGTTAAACTGGCATTACCTGCTGTTGGGCTTGCACCGATTGAGTTATAGCTGATAGTTAACGGATTTGAACCGTTAAATGTACTACCACTTGCCGCGCCTGTTCCTGTGTTATCTACAGTTATGATACTGTTGGTTGTACCAGCACTAGATCCAATAGGAATCTTAACCCACTTGACACCGTCATAAATCACGTTATCACCAACGGCAAATGTCACATTACCCGCGCCAAAGTTTACAGTACCTGCCGCTGTGGTAACAAATTCAAAACCGTTTGTGTTATAGGCACTGGATGCATTGCTCAGTGTTGGCGTATTAGTTGCCGCTGACCAACCACCTTGGAACACAATGGCTCCAGTAATGTTAGCGGCAATAACACCTGAGCCGTTAATGGTAATAGTAACGCCGTCAACCTTAACACCACCTAGCTGGTTAGTAGTTGCTGTGGCTATACGAATTGCACCGTCTGTTATGGTAATACCTGAGTTGGCAACTGCCGGAACTTTGACACCGCCTAGCTGTGTTGCGGATGCAGTGGGCAAACTTAGTGCGCCAGTGGCTGCATCTAATGTCAATCCGCTAGTGGCCACTGCGGCAACCTTAACGCCGCCAATTGTTGAACTAGAAGCCGCAGGTAACACATATTGATTACTGCCACTGATTACACCAGTAGACGGATTGATTACAATAGTTGTGCCGTCAACTTTAACACCGCCTTTAACTGTAGTTGATGCTGTTGGTAGTGAGTAGGTATTTGCTCCGCTGATAACTCCAGTAGCAGGATCGATTGTAATAGTAGTGCCATCTGGACGAACTCCGCCGATGACACTGGTTGTTGCTATGGGTAAGGTATATTGATTGCTACCACTAATAACTCCATTGGTAATAGTGATACTGGTTCCGTCAACTTTGACACCGCCTAGTACACTTGTTGTTGCTGTTGGCAATGAATAGATTGGTATTGCGGCTATTTCTTGGTCAACATAGCTGGTAAGTGCGTAGGGTGCTAGGTCAACAGTTTTGGCATAAGGTACTAATGCTGAAGCCAGATTTGAAGCTAGGTTTCCGCTGGTAATCGTATTGTTTTGAACGTATGTTTGGGTAGCTAACTTGAAACCGCCTGGTGTTACACCGTCCATGTATCGGACAGTTTTATTAGTTGTATCGTTGACTAAAACACCGTTGGAATAGCTTAACCTGTCTAGGTCAGCGGAATCATATCCTGGTAATCTTACTTGATTGGTCATGGGTTTACATCCTTGCGTTAATGTATTTATCGACCCAGAACTCGTTAGGTCTAGTCTTTATAGACTAGTATTTATTGGTTATTCTGCGCTGTCCCCGAGATTGTTTAAAAACTGACGTAGCTTGGTTGAGTCAGTTTGCGCTCTAATTTTAGGCAAGGGTGCGCCCATTTGCGGATCTGATATTTCTCCAGTATCTGCATCTATTGCGGCGGGTGCGGTATTTTGACGTTTGATGTTGTCAAGAATAGCCGAACTCTTAGGACGGTAATCTCCATCGCCCTGACCGTCTTCTCCTGCGTCTGTAATACGCAAAGTATCTACGTCGAACTCTAGATCAATCTTCATACCCACACCGCTTGAACTACGAGTTTTCATCAACTGTATTTGATACTTGCCACGCTCACGCATAGCGCGACTTGTAAAGATACCAAACACGTTATCTGCTGTCTGAATCTTACTCAAACCACCTGAAATGTGACTGTGATCAAACTCAACTTCTTCTACGGCACCACGATTCAACTGTGCGGCTGTAACACATACCACATTCTTTTCCATGGCCAAATTACGTAATTCTTCACTGACAAACTTGTCTTTAATAAACAAGTTCTCTGCTGAAATCTTCTTAGAGATAGGCATCAACAAGTCCAAATAGTCCACTAGTAGTATGTCTACCTTCTTGCCTGTTTTGATTTCAAACTCTTTCATGTAGCTTCGAATGTCGTTTACAGTCTTACCTGATGGCATGTATTTGACCTGATAAGCACCAGCTTTTTTGCCAATCATGCGAACTTTCATATCCAAATTATCTATGTCTTTAAATATCTCTTTTGTTGATATACCAGTGGTCATACTATCAATTCGCATGGACACCAGTGGTTCTGACAATTCTAGAGTCAGATAGATAACATTCAGTCCTGCCAGCGCAAAATTCACGCCTAGATTGGCCAAAAACAGCGATTTTCCAGCTCCAGAACCGCCTGCAAAAATA